TTCAATTCTATCACATCTAAAGTTCATTTCATCTTTAACTTTATTCAAACACTCTCGAACCCATTTATGTATTTCAGAATATTTTGGGTCTTTATTTAATCTCGTATTATCTGTTTGAAGTATCTTCCACTCCTCTCTTCCATCGTATCTAATCTTTTCTTCTTTCAAAGTTGTCAAAGTTTCCTCAATCAACTTTGATTTACATTTGAAATTAAATATTCTTTGAGGTAAGATTTTTACTGTTTTCATTTGTTTCATTATCAAAATAGTTTTCACAAGAGCAGACAAGATTACGATCTCCATAAACATTGTCTATTCGTGATATCGCTGGCCAAAATTTATTTGTTTGATTGGCAGGATATGCTGCTTCATCACGACTATAATTATACACCCATTCGTCCGAACTTACAACCTTCGCAGTATGGGGTGCGTTTTTCAAGATATCTTTATTCTTATCAATCTCTCTTCGGATACTTACCATTGCTGAACCAAACCTTTCAAGTTCTTCTAATGATTCACTTTCAGTTGGTTCTACCATCACTGTTCCTGTAACTGGCCAAGATAATGTCGGTGCGTGAAAACCATAATCCATCAATCTCTTTGCTACATCTTCAGCACTAATACCATCAAAATATCGAACATCAAATATACATTCGTGTGCCACTCTTCCATTGTTACCTTTGTATAATACTTTGAAAAAAGGTTCGATACGATGAACTAACCAGTTTGCTGTAAGTAAAGATATTTCACTTGCTTTTCTTAAACCATCAGCACCCATCATACGAATATACATCCAACTGATTGGAAGTATAGATGCACTACCTTGAATTGCTGCTGATACTCGATGGTTCATAAAAGGAACAAGATGTTCTGCAACACCAATCGGACCAACACCAGGACCACCACCACCGTGAGGAATACAGAATGTTTTATGTAAATTCATATGACATACATCAATACCATATTCACAAGGTTTTGCTAATCCTACCTGTGCATTTAGATTTGCACCATCAAGATATACTTGACCACCATTTTCGTGAACTATTTTACAGATGTCTTTGATAGTTGGTTCAAATACACCGTGAGTTGATGGGTATGTAATCATAATACAAGACAACTCAAGATAGTTCATAAGTGCTTGCTTTTCTAAATCTTTTAAATCTATGTTACCTTCATCATCACACTTCACAGGAACTATCTTCATACCTGCCATTACTGCAGATGCAGGATTAGTTCCGTGTGCACTTGTAGGTATCAAACATACATTTCGATTTGTATCACCATTGCTTCGATGATATTCTTGTATTGCAAGTAAACCTGCGTACTCTCCCTGTGAACCTGCATTTGGTTGTAATGATACTTCTTCAAATCCAGTGATATCACATAACCATTCTTGTAAATCAAACATAATTCTTTGGTATCCAAGAGTTTGATTTTCTGGTGCAAATGGATGCATATTTGCAAACTCATTCCAACTTACTGGCATAAGTTCTGATGCTGCATTTAATTTCATTGTACAACTACCAAGTGGCATCATACCGTTCACTAATGAGAAATCTTTTGATACTAACTCATTAATGTATCTCATCATATTAGTTTCACTTTGATACTTGTTAAAAACATCTTGTCTTAACCAAGGTTTAGTTCTCTCTGGAACATCTTTCCATCTATATCTACCAACAGATTCAACAATATGATCGATGCTATCGCTTTTGTTAACCAAATCTTGTTGTGAATTTAATAATTCTTTGATTTCATCAAGTGTTGTAAGTTCATCTAAAGTGATGATAGTATGGTCATCTTCATAACGAACATTGTATCCTTCAACTGCAAGGAAACTTCTAAATCGCACTGTATCAAAACCTTCAGTATCATCAACATCTATACCTAACCAAAACAATCCTTTTTTTAGAATTTCACGATAAGTTAGTATTCGAGTTGCAATTCTTTTGAGTCCTTCTGCTCCGTGATATGCAGCATAAAATCCTGCCATATTTGCAAGTAATGCTTGTGCTGTGCATATGTTAGATGTTGCCTTATCTCGTCGTATATGCTGCTCTCTTGTCTGTAGTGCTAATCGTAGTGCTTTGTTACCTTGAGCGTCTACAGACTGTCCTACTATCCTACCAGGTATTTTTCTTTTATACTTATCTGTTGTTGCAAAAAATGCTGCGTGTGGACCACCGAATCCCATTGGCACACCAAATCTTTGCATACTACCAACTGCAACATCAAAACCCATTTCACCTACGGGTTGCATAAGCACCTGTGCTAATGGATCAACAATTGCAATCTTCATACATTTACAAACTTCTGCTAATCTTAATACTCCATCACGATGTCTTAAATTACCGTGACTATTTGGTAATTGTACAATAACTCCAAAGGCATCAGAAAAGAAAGCGATTGGTATTGAACCATCAAAATCAATTTTAATAATATTAATTCCTAATGGTCTTGCTCTTGTCTGTAATACTTCTAATGTTTGTGGAAATATTTTATCATCAACAATAAAATCTTTCTTCTTACTTTGACTATGTGCAAGTAACATTGCTTCTGCTGCTGCAGTTCCTTCATCTAACAATGATGCATTTGCAACTGGGAGTCCAGTGAGTTCTGTAATTAATGTTTGATAATTAAATAATGCTTCTAATCTACCCTGTGATATCTCTGCCTGATAAGGAGTATATGATGTATACCAAGCAGGATTCTCAAATACATTACGAAGAATCACTGATGGTGTAATTGTTCCATAATATCCTTGACCTATCAAACTTCTTTTGACAACATTATGACTTGCTATATCTTTTAATTCTGTGAGTGCCTGTTGCTCACTACAACCTTCTGGTAATTTACTATCACCACGAAGTAAGATTGAATCAGGTACAATCTCTCTAACCAATTCATCTATAGTTGATAGACCAAGATCAGCAAGCATCTTGCGTTGTTCTGATTCGGATGGTCCGATATGACGTTGAATAAATTCTGACATATTATCCATTCACCATTTCATCATCCATAGTTTTGTTTCGGATGACAATTGTATTACTATCATAGTCAGGATAAAATTCAATTATATCCTCGGTGTCCCAACACATTTCCTCATAAAGCATATTGAGTTTTTGCATGTCTTGGTACATATCTGATGGTCTTTCATCCATTTAAAAAATTCCTAGTTTGTAATTAAAAAGAAGTAATTCCTTTCTAGTTTTTTGATTTCTCATATACTCCCCGACAGAACGCATTGTATATGTTAAATCAAATTCAGCAACATTCCAATTTGTAAATCTATCTTTTACTAACTGGTCTGAATTATAACTTATAAGCATTTCAGAATTATATATTTCACAAGCTTTTGCAAAATTATCGTGGTCAAACTTTTTATGCATTGAACCCTTTCTACCATACAAATTATCCTTAATATCGTATGGTGGGTCAAGGTAAATGAATGTTTTTTCTTTATCTCCTAACAAATGGCGATAATCAACATTAGTAATATACCAGTCTTCAATCAGTTTACTATAAACTGGTAATTTATCAATACCTCTCATTGAGAAGTTTGCATCACTGGCTTGTGGAGAAAATGATGATGATTCAGTAAGACCACTGAAAGAACATTTGTTTATAATATAGAAACAAACAGCACGGTCTTTATCTACAATATCAAGGTCATATAATTTTTCTTTTGCATCTTCAAACAATCCTCTTGCAGAACCACGATCAGGAAATCTTGATTTCAATTGTTGCAATTCACTATGAACATAATCTCCATTGACTTGTAACTGTAACCAGAAATTATATAATGGTTCATATAAATCATTCACTACAATTTTGAGTTTAGGATATTTTTTTGTAATATGTAATGCAACACTACCACCACCTAAGAATGGTTCATAGTATACTTCATAATCTCTTAAGTCTGGAATATATGGTTCCATCTTTTTGCAAGCACGAGACTTGCCACCAGGATAACGAAGTGGTGTCTTATATGATTTAAGTGATTTAATCGTCGTGGTCATCCCAAGGGTCAGTTAAATTTTCATTAGCAAAAAATCCCTTGTACACACCATAAGCAGCTAACAAAACAGTAATAACTGCAATTGATATACCAAATGTATAATCAGGATTTAAATTAAGATGTGGTATCATTCAATCGTTTCCCAAATAATATAATCATCTGGATCTGTCATTGGAATATAAGGACCTGTGCCTCTATCTCTTCTTAATGCATCCCATTCCATTTTAATTTCAATGATTTCTGTAAGGTCTTTTACAGAGTTAGACATTGATTGATAACCTGCACCAACAAAAATTTGTCCTGCCATTACTGCAAAGGTGCAAGCACCCCAGAACAAATAATATTGATACGATTTGATTTGTGCTTTAGTTTTAGCAAAAGTTGATTTAGTCATTATATAATTAATTTTTTAGTAGGTGTTGATAACTTACCAAACATTGTATTATATTGTTCGATAATTTCCTCTTGAGGATTTCCTTCATACACAACGTATTTTTTAGTAACTTCAATTTTATCTTTTTGAAGTAAAGGAGACCACGGAGCAAAAGCAATTCTTCCCTCTTGCGGAGAAGGAACTGCTACGATTGGATTCTCGATTATATAAGAATCGTTTGTTTCTTCAACAATGTCGGTGATTACATCTTCACCAGACCACATACGAATTAGTTTTACAGTCATTTAAATTTCCATTAATTACATTTTAGCAAGTAAACATTAAAAAGTCAATTATTCAAAAGGTAAATGTGGTCTTTTGAATTTTATTCTAAACTTTCTTAAAAATATATCAAGTGCAAAGTCTCCCCCACCATAACAAAGGACACAGAATGCACCACCAAAGTATAGTATTAGAAGTTCGAGTAAGTAGATATTAAAACCTGATGTAGCAACTGCGTGATATATTGCAACTGATATTGTCCCAACAATAGATAATGCACCAAGTCTCGTAAACAATCCAACAATTATTAACCAACTACCATATATTTCAGAGTATGCAGCAATATATGATAAGAAAATTGGAAATGGTAATCCAAGAGGTTTTACAAAAGCGTTTGCAAAATTTTCTATATCTGCTGTTTTTTCATATCCGTGATGTATCAACATCGTTCCTATTGATAATCTTAGAATTAATAAACCAAAAGATTTAATCATTTAAATTCACTCTCCATAATGTCTTTTTCTATGGCAAATAGGACATAATGGTATGCACTTTGCCTTTTCACAAATAAGTTTTTTTCTACCATATCTAAACTTACCATCACCTAAATTAAATAATTTTGTTGATGGATCTATATGATGATATTCTAAATATTGAGTTTCTCCACAGTCTTCACATACATCATCTTTTGTCAATTCTAACCAGAACACTTTTTTTCTTGCTCTTTGCTCTGCTGATTTCTTTTGATTTTTCTTCTTAAACTCTGGATCATCCTTTCTTTCAGCATACCAATTTGCTTGAGATTGTGTTTGTTTATCTCCTGTATAAATCGGATCTAATTTAGTTCCATGTGTCATTTGAATTCACACTCCACCATAATTTCTGTTAACGCTGCCAAAAGATTAATTTCTTGATCTGCGACGAACGCAATTTGATACTGATATTTTGCAATAATAAGGACAGCAGCAGGTATAGTGCTATGCTCCAAGGAATCATATAAGCTATCGTAAATACGACGCAATAACATAGAAGTGTCGTTGTCCAAGTTGGCAACAACC